CTATTTATAATATTTAATATAATGCTATTAATTAAATATTATAAATCTAATATGTAAATATAGGTTGTAGTTCTTGGTAGACTTTTTAAAAGGTTTATTTTCACACTCTTAATTTTGATATGATAAAAAGCACCTGGATTGCTCCTAGTGCTTTTTATTTAGGATATTGTTTTGTATTTTTATAAAAATGTTTCTTAAACTTATTCTCTCTTTTTACATATTTCCTACTTTTTTAGTATTAATATATTCACTTCTTAATCCTTCTAACATATCTTTCCTGTTAAATAAATATTCTTTTTGCTCATTTTCGTAATAGTATATATTATCTAAATAATTTTCACTATTAAACTCATAGTAAAATTTCATAAGAACTTCATTAATATAACATGTTATTTCAGCTAATATGCCATTTTCAACTTTAATATAACTTATTCCTGTATAGTTATCTAACTTTAAATTATCTATTAAATTGTAAGGAGTAAGCAAAGGTAAATATGTTAAGTCATATATTTCATTAAACATTTTAATTCTTTTCACCTCCATTAAAATTTATATAAATAAAATAAATTAGTTATTTCTTTCATTATAATACATATTTAAAGTTTCATCAATAACTTCATTCAACATTTCTAATTTTCTAAATGCATTATCAAAATCCGCATCAGACCATTCATTTCTTGGTAATCCTACTGCATTTTTAAGATAACTATTATAATACATAGCTAGCATTGCTGTATTTTTCCCTTTATTACCTTTTATATTATTAGGAATCCACCAATATTTCCCTATAAATAATCCGCAATCTTTTAAATCATCTAAATCTGGATTTATATCAAACTTTTCTATAAATTTAGGAACTATATTTTCTCTAATCTCTTCATCTAAATTCCTTTTCTTGCTCTTATATAATAAATCTGGTCTTCCTAGATGAGTTTTATTGAGTTGTGTTTGTTGTAATAATATTTTTGCTTGTTCCTCATTAACTCCTAATACTTCTTGTAATTGCCTTAATTTTTCTTTTAAAACCTTATCTTCTGCTTTACTTTTATTGATAAGTTCTGTATCTAAATAAGTTTCTTCCATTATTGAGTGTTTATTAGATTCTATAACTGTTCCATATTCCACTTCTTGTCTATCACTTCTAGGAGTATTATCATCAAAAGTATAATCTAAAATTTCGTCATAATCTTTTAGGTTTTTTATTATTTCACTTTCTTGAATTTCCTTTTTATATTTTTCCCATAATATATCTAAATATAAATGTTGATGAGATATTATTTTAGCTATATTATCTTTAGCACTTCCCTCATTAATTTTTCTTAATACTCTACCTATAAATTGTGCATATGGCAATTCATTTCTAAAAGGTCTAAATATAGCAGCTATAGATAAATATTTATGATCATATCCTTCACCTAACATCGCTACATTTATAACTGCTTTTACTCTATGATTCTCTATATCTTTAAATGCCTTTTCTTTTTCATATTTACTTAAATTACTATGAATTATTGCCGTACTTATTCCTTTAGATTCATATATTTCAGCTATATCCTTAGCATGTTTAATACTACATGCTATTGCAATTATTTTATGTGGTATTGTTGAGTTTTCTAACTTTTCCTCTAAAGCCTTAATACTTTCATCTACTATTTTTTCAGAACATTCCTTTGAATATGCAATACTTCTTGTAACCCAATCTTGATCTCTTAATCCTAACTCTAAAATTTCATCAACTGTATATAGCTTACTATCTCCATCTATTGTTAATTTCAATTCATCAGGTACATATTTTATATTACTTAAACTTTTAACATATTCATGAACCATAGCTCTACTTAATGAATATTTGTATATTAATTCTCCAGTTATCTTTTCTCCATCCGTTCTAAACGGAGTTCCTGTTAGCTTTAATACTTTTGCTTCTTTAAAATAATTTACACACTCAACCCATGTCATAGCTGTAGAGTGATGGGCTTCATCTATAATTATAAGATCAAAGAAGTCATTTCCTACTCTATTTATTAATGAAGAATTTAAACGTTCTTGTAATTTATGAATATTTAATACAACTATATTAGCAGAATTTAATACTTCAATAGGAGTACTAGAACCTTCATATTCAATAACATTAGGTAAAATAAACCCTGGGGTTATTACTTTGCATTTATACCAAAAATTTTCTGGATTATCTGGGCTTATAGCCTCTAAAACTGTATCTCTTATTGAAGTTGCTGGTGTTATTATTAAAACTCTTTTTTTAGCTAATCCAAATGGTGCCATCGCCATTACACCTGTTTTGCCAACTCCTGTTGGTAAAACTATCAACGAATTTCTATTTTTATATTCATTACTATAATACTCCATAATTTTATAATAAGCTTCAATTTGTGGAGTTCTAATATTTTTATTATTTTTAATATTGGGTTTTACTACTAAAAAGTAGTTTTCATTATAATTATATGCCATACTTCCCTCCTATTATTGCACTTCAAAAATAAATCAAGTATAATAGAAATAAAAAAATCAAATATTTCAATTACACTTAAAGCTACTTTTAAATCATTGTCTTAGTAGCTTTTTTTATTTTATTATAAAATGGAAAGTTTGTCCACTTTTGCTTTATAAAAACAAAAAAAAGGCTAGATACCCAAATTGATGAGTATCTAGCCTTGATAATTATAAATTTAATAATTTTCTCCAAGTATTTTGACCAACAATTCCATCTGCTGAAAGTCCTCTAGTCTTTTGAAATTCTCTTACAGCAGAATAAGTACCACTACCAAAGATACCATCTACTCCATTAGTGCTATATCCTAGCTTAACTAACTTCTCTTGAAGTAACTTAGTTATATTACCACTTGCACCTTTCTTTAAAGTAGGGCAACCTTTTAAAGTATTAGCTCCTGGAATACCATCTATTTTTTGATTTGAAAATCCTTGCTTATTACATTCAGCTTGAAGTCTAGCTACCCAATCATCTGTATTAGATACTGGAGCTTGTACTGGTTTGCTTACTTCTTCTTTTTTTACTGGTGTATCGCTTTCACTAACCTTATCATTTACAATAGCTTCAGCTATAGCTTTCCCAATTGCATCTGCACCTAATTTCTTATATAGTTCTACATCTTCAGTAGCTTCTACGAAACAAGTTTCAACTATCATAGCTTTCATTTTAGTATTCTTTAATTCATACAAGTTAGTTCTAACTTTTTGACCTCTATTCTTAAATCCTAATGCTCCTAAAGTATTAACAACTCTTTGTGCTATTTCATGTTCAGAATATACACAAACCTCACTACCTAGAGCACCATTGTAACTATCATAAGCTTTATTAAAATGAATAGATACAAATAAATCTGCTCCCCACTCATTTGCTTTATTAACTCCATAAGCTAAATCAGTTGATTCATTTGAAGTATAATTTACTGATGGGGTTACATCTAACACCTCATACCCTAATTTTCTTAAATATTTGATAACTGCATCTTTAACTTTTCTATCTTCTGTTAGTTCATCAATTAAGGCTGAGGCTCCTGTAGCTTTTTCTGTGTGGCCACCTCTAACTGCTATTTTTTTAATTTCCATAATTAATTCCTTCTTTCAATATATTTTTATAAAATAAAAGAACAGAATCTACTCCTGCTCTTTACTTAGCTCTTTCTTTTCTCCATCCTTTAGCTGTACTAATGCATCTTTAAGTTTTTCTGGTATAGGCAATCCTAGTCCTGCACAATTTTCTAATAAGCTAATCCCTTCATTTGCTATGTAAAAGTAGCAAATTAATGTTCTAAATACCCATGTCCCAGTATTTAATAGCCTATCTAATAGAACAGCGACAATTAATACTACAAATATAACTGTTTTCCTCGCTATACCTTTAAGTCCTATATCGCTAGATACTTCTTTATTTATCCATGCTCTTAATACTCCAGTTGCATAATCTAACGCCATAAATGCTATCAGTACTACAAGGGCAGTATCCCAACTACCAAGTAACCAAGTTACTCCAGTACCTATAGCCATAACAATAATTTTAAAATAGTTTAATAAGTTTTCCATCTTACACCTTCCTTTAATTTTTTTGTATTAAAAAAGAAGCTAGATTTTACTCTAACTTCTTGCTTATCTTTTTTAGTTGATTTTACGAACAATATAAATCAATTGTGATCTAGTTAATAATGTAAAAGACTAGCCATTAAGCTAGTCCATAATTTCTAATCTTTTATATTTTTAATCACTAAACAGCCCTTAACTATTTATTTTTTATTATCTTTTTAGCTGGAACTCCTGCAATGCTCACCTTAGATTCTAACATAGACTTGTTTACAACTGCATTTGCACCTATTTTAACATCATCTGCTATTGTTATTTTACCAAACATTTTCACTCCAGGTCCTATATAAACTCTATCCCCTATAACTGGTGCTGAATCTTTTCCATCTACAGGTATAGCACCAATATTTACACATACATGCAATTTGCAAAACTCACCTACTCTAGTTTTATCATTTACAACTATAGTTCCCCTGTGCATTATTCTTAGGCCTGGCCCAAATACATTTATCGGAATACTAAAACCTAATTTTGAACCTTCTTTTTTCAACTTCAATTTTAATAGTTTTCCATATAATTTACTAATTTTATTTTTGCTACAATTATTAATATACTCTGTTTTTCTAAGTAATCTTTGAAATCTCCAAATTTCATCTGTAAATGGTCTTGGGCGTTTAATTTTTGGACTGACTTCAAGCGCTTCCTTATCTTTTAATAAATATGTATAATAATCACTTTTACTCTTTATCAATTATATTCCTCCTAAATCTATTTTTAACATTATTATACATAATAATTTAGTTTTTGTAAATTCTAATAAGAGTACATAGGTAATACTGCATTTATCTTTATATAATAATCAGTGTTATTTCTAGGATCGCATATTCCTATCCTAGAATCATACATCTCTTTTAAACTCATTAAATATATTGTCTCTGAATTAGACTTTACCAATCCCTTTAAAAATCCCAAACATTTATATCCTTGTTCATCTATAATTCCATATTCTACTGGAAATGAGAAATCTCCATCAGATACATACATATATGAACTTGGTAAATTACCAATACTTCTACCAATAGTTGATGACAATACTCCTAAAATACTTGGATTATATTCAAATTCAACTTGTAAAGTATAAGTTTCTTTTGCTAATTTAATAATATTTTTATTAAATGTTATTTGTGAATTTAAATTTGTTAAAGCATTTGTACTACATGTCCTTAGAGCATCAAAGTTATAAGGATGAACTGTTGAATTTATTTTTATTAAACTATTCTCATCAGCTAAATTTGTAAATAGATATCTATTAATTCCATCAATTTTTATTCCTTGTAACATACTATCGGAAATAGAAACTCTACTTGAATACCTTTGATTAGAATCCTCAAAAAAGAATATATATCCTCTAGTTCCATCTGCAAATGTATTAGAATTCAATATTTCATTAGATGTAAAGCCATAATTACCTATAATATTTAGTTTTGCAATATCTGATATATAGTACCAATATTGTTGTGTATCTGGATAACATTTATCTAGTACAACATGGTGATAGCATGTCTGTTTATAAAAAATAGAATCTTTGTATAGGATATCTGGATTAGTTATAAAACCATGACACTCTGAGTAAAAACAATTCCCCCTATTATGTTCTATAGATACATGACAATTAATTATATCCATATGAGAAACCACCATATCATAACAGTTGTTTCTAAAACCTATAGTGTTTATATTTACATTTTTACCCTCTATCCAAATATAACTAAACTTATTAACATTACCCGCTACTATGTCTATACCTATAGCTTTTAAATTTATTACTTTTACACTCTTAAATAGCCTTCTTTGAGAATAAGTAATTTTCAATCCACACTCCGAAATGTCATTACAATCAATAATCAAATTTTCTATTGTTCCATTAAAAGTATTAACACCAACATGATTAATATTTATAACATCACTTTTTGTTGTTGCTAAAAGTGTGCTATTATTAAAGTCAATATTCACTGTTCCATTTACATTTATCGTATCACTAATTTTATATTTTTTATAAGATTTTGATTTTATACTAACCTTTTTAGATATTGCATAATCAATGCATCTTTGAAGGTTAACAGTATCATCTATAATGCCATCTCCTATACATCCAAACATTTCAGGGGTAATATAAGTCGTAATAGTATCCAATTGCGAACTAATTTTTTCTTGATTTTTTTCATTTTCGTCAAGTCTATCATTAAGAGTATCATGTGTTCCTCTGGCAAGTTTAACTTCCATATTAGCGTTATTATGATTTACTGCAGCATCATCATAACATTGCTTTATTGCATCATGTATTGATTCCCTAACATCTTTTCCAAATACAGCATTTTTTATTTGATTTAAATAATTTTGTATACTCATAATTACCTCCTATAGTTGTATTCCTGATATATGAATATTTATTGCACTTCCCTTTGCCACTATTGAATTAGTAACAATTGGAGTGCTTAAAATTTTTGTTTCTTTAGAATTAAGAGTAAATAAAAAAGTAACACTATCTAACTTTAGCGTTACTTCCTTTTCCTCACTATTTGAATTATGCAACAATATAGTTTTAACTATAGCTCCAGCAGAATTGTTATATAAAGATTCTTCACTATCAGATAATGTTTTAGCTACTAATCTCTTTTCCTCCATTCTATACCTCCATATTAATTCTTCTAGTTAATTTATCTAACTTATTATTAATAGAAACTAAAGTATTAGCAATTGCATTTGTAGCATCTACATTAGCTTTTACAATCTCATTTAAATTCCCCATATTTTCATTTGTATTATTTAATATTTCAACTGTATTATTTAATTCCACGGATACAGAATTTAATGCAATCACTGTAGTTTGAACAGTTTCTTTAACTGTTTTAACCTCCTTTGCAGTTGCTATAGTATCTAATTGATAATCCTTTATATCCTCAAATTTATCCCCAATAGAAAGTGAAGAACTTTGAGGAGAATTTATATCTAAAGTTTTTTCTATAACTTTTAAATCCTCATCAATATTCATCAAGGGATTTATAACTCGATAAGTATTTCCAACTTCAAAAGAATGAATATCTAGTCCTATAGTGCTAAGATCTAAAGCTGTTACTTTATGTTTCTTTTTAATTTTATTTTCCTTTAAATACTCTTTGCCTTTTCTTAGCAAATTTTCTACTATATTCACATCATCATAAATAACTGTATCAACTATTATTCCAAATTTAGATATAGCTTCTTCATCATCAATATAATTAATACTATTATTAATACTAGATATTGTTAACCTTTCATCACTATCCTCTACTTTGGCTCCTAATGGTATCAATCTAGTAATAACATCAGATGGATCACGTTCCTGCTCTATAGTAACAAGATTTTTTGCTAATACTATTTCAGTATCTTTTTTACCACCTATAGCTTGTACATAATCTAAATATCTTATACCATCTTCGTACCTTATTCTTAATTCTCCACCAAGTCTATCAATCAACTTATCCTTTATAGTATCTAATGTCTTATCATACCCTAAATACCTATATAGGCTATCGTTATTATCAACAACATCAACTATACCAACAGTAAAGTATTTATCTTCACTTACCTGCTTATTATGATTGTCTATAATTAATTCTAAAAAGCTACGAACAGTAATATTATGATATTCTCCATATTCTTGAACAGAATCCATCAAATATCCTAGTTCGCTTTCACATACTACAGATTTACTTAATAAACCACTAGAACTCATATCAGGAGTTTGAATTAATACTCTACCTTTAAATTTAATTTCATTTGTTCTAATATTTTTAATTTCTATTAAGGTCTTTAAATCTTTAAGTAAATTATACCCTTGATTATTAGGGAATATAACAAAAGAGAAACTGTCAATTGTATTTATTCCAAATTTGCATTGTCCAGTAATACGTGGTGCTTCAGAGCTTGTACTTACTGCATTAATAATTGTTTCAATCCCATTATTAATTATTTTAACCTCATACATACTAAAGCACCTCCTTATACCATTTAAATTCTATTGCCCCAGTTCCTTTAATAGTTAAATTATTTAATCCTTTATCCAACTTAAAACTCCAGGATTTAGATTCTCCAGCTTTAAACTTAAAAGTAGTAGTACCTTTTATTATCTCCATATCATTACTGCATATAACAATTGGATTAATACCTATAGCTCCATTGTTATATAATTGTATATTTTTAATATTTTCAATTTCAAATTTAGTTTCTTGGACCATATCTAACTCAAAATTAAAATTATCCCAAATATCATGGCCATCTTGCAAAGTAGAAATTTTAAATGGATAAGCAGAAAATTTTACAGTTAATTCTCCATGCCTTCTGCTTTCAGTAAAAGAAGCTTCTTTAGCTTCGGCCAAAAAATAAAACGCATTAATTGAGTTATCTATTAATTTTTGTTTCCTCTTATCCATTATCCAGTTTAAAAATTCAATTTTTTTAATATTCATTTCTTCTTTATTTGCTCCAATAATATTAAAAATGTAAACCAATTCTCTTTCTGAATATGTTTGTTCAGAGTATAATAATGAAAAATCATATGTTCCATTCATATAAGGTACACTTTGTTTAATTTTATTTTTTTGAGGAATGCCTATTTCTTTGCTTCTTATTGTTATCCCAAAATGAGAATAAGTCCCTTTATTATCTATTATTAGCTCATTTTTCATAGAGTTAGCCCCCTTTTGTAAAGTGATAACCTCTTTCCGTTTACACTATCTGATTCTCCAGCAATAGATTCTGCAATTACTTTACTGTTTAAAATACTTTGAACTACTATTGGATTAGTATTGCTATTATTATTACTATTAATTAGTTGATTGGTTCTATTTAAAATTATATTATCTATATTTCTATACATTTCATCAAGTGGTACTACTGCTTCTGCATTAGATCCTTGACCATTGAATGCATCTCCGACACCTACCCCACCTAATACAGTTGGTGATTTAAAGATACCTCCATTGTAATACCAATCTACAGATACCTTAGGAATTGAAGGCGGTGATAAACTAAACTTCCCTGTTATGCTGAAATGAGGTAATTTAAACATTGATTTAATCCCATCCCATATGTTCTTAATTGAATTAACAACACTTTGAAATGGTGATATTATTCCATTCCATGCACTTTTTACACCATTTACAACCCCATTCCATACGGAACTTATCATGCTAGTTAATCCATTCCATACTGACCTTATAGAATTACCTACACTTTCAAATATGTTCTTAAATCCATTCCATAAAGATTTTATAGTATTAACTATTCCTTCCCATATTGATTTTATTGTATTGCATAAACCTTGCCATATTCCTTGTATTATATTACCTACTGATTGAAATATATTTTTCCAACCTTCCCATACTAGCTTTATAAAATCAACTATAACTTGCCATGCAAATTGTATTGCATTGCAAATCCCTTGCCATATAGCCATTATTACATTAACAACAACTTCAAATGCAGTTTTCCATACATTCCATACAAATTCAAAGTATGCGCATACACCTTGCCATATAAGCTTAAAGAAATCACAAATGCCTTGCCATATGTTTTTTACACCTTCTACTGCTGCATTCCATAACCCTACAAACCAATCCCAACAACTTTTAAAGAATTGTACTGTTGCATTCCAAGCTTGTTTTAAACCTTCAAATAATGAATAACAAAGTTCTCTAAACCATTCGCACTTATTCCATAAAAGCACTATTGTTGCAATTAAGGCTACTATTCCTGCTATTATTATTGTAGCTGGATTAGCTAATGCAAAAGCCTTAACAGCTAACCCAATTTTTTTTAATGAATTAAATGCAGTTTTTATAGACTCTATTCCTTTAACAACAGAACTAATACTATTTGTTACTTTACTAACTGCTCCTAATACTAAGTTTAAAGCAACTACTCCTGCGCCAATTACAGCTATAGTTTTTAATTGCTCCGAACTTAAACTACTTAACATTCCTGTTATTTTGCTAAATCCTTCTGCAACCATGCTCGTTATTGGTGCTAATGTATCACCCATATTAATAGCACTATTCTTAACCTCATTTAAAGATTGTTTTAACTTATTTCCAGTAGTATTATTAACTTTTTCAAATGCTGCATCTGTTGCTCCTAAGCTATTCTCCATATCTTCAAGTAGTGAATTAAATGCCTCTCCTGAATCTGTTGCTAATACTAATGCAGCTTTACCAGCTTCTGCACTTCCAAACATATCTGCTAAACTAACACCGCTCTTTTTAGCTTCTTTTTCCAGCATTACAAGAACATCCCCTAAAGGATATCCCCCTACTGTTAACTCCTGAAAAGTCTTTCCAGTACCTTTCTTTAAAGCTTCACTAGCTTTTGTACCACTCTTTCCTAACTCATTTAATAAACTATTCATATATGTAGTAGTTTCTGCTGTTGCAATACCCTTAGAAGTCATAAGCGCATATCCTGCTCCTAATTGGTCCAATGATACCCCCATGCTATTTGCAGTAGGTATTATTTTACCCATTGTTGCAGATAATTCAGCAACGGTAGTTTTACCTTTATTCTGAATTTGTACTAAAGTATCTGATACCATTCCAACCCGATCTGCTTCTAACCCATAAGCATTCATTATAGTAGTTAATACATCTAATGATTGTCCTGCTTCTGCAAATCCTGCTTTTGCTAACTTAGTTGAATTGGTTACAAAACTAACTGCATCACCAGTAGATTGACCTGCAGATATTGCATTATAAACATTATCAGCAATATCATTAGCACTTATTCCAGTTTGATTAGATAAATCTATGATAGATTTTTTCATACTATCATAACTTACTTCTGTTTCATCTGCTATGGTGCTAACCTTTGCCATACTGTCCTCAAATGTAATACTTGCTGCAACACTAGCTGTACCAAGTCCTGCTATAGCTGTTGATACTGGTTTTAATTTATCACTAGCTTTTCCACTAGCTTCTGATACTTTATCAAAGTTTTCTGCTAACTTATCAATTTTGCTATTAGAAATTTCTTTATTTACATCTTCTAAAGCTTTTTGATTTTGTAGCATAGCCTTTTCAGTATTATTCATTTTAGTAGTAGCATTAACAAGTTCATTTTTACTACTTTCTATTGCTCTTTCATTCTTAGCATAATCTTCTTTTAGTTTTTGTAGCTCATCTCCTAACTTCTTAGCTTCTTCGCTACTTCTTCCTGTTAATTTAATACTTTCTTCATGCTTTTTAGATACTTCTTCAATTTTCTTAGATAATTCAGATTGTTTTATCTTTTGCTTATCAATAGTAGCATTTATATTTAAAATTCTTTCTTGATGAATCTTCATCATTTGTGTTTGAGCCTTAATCTTAGCTGTTAACTCTTTTTGCTTAACCCCTAATTGTTCTTGAGCAGTTCCAAATAATTTTGCTTTTTGTGAAGCTACTCCACATTCTGAACTTACTAATCTTAATTGTCTAGTTACTTCATTCATTTGCTTTTGAAATTCTGAACTATTAGCACCTATTCGTATATTAGTTCCAGCCATATTTCACCTCCTACATTGAAAAATCAGGAGTTTCATTCTCCATAGGACTTCTAACCATGTCGAACTCTAAGAAATCAATGTAATCTATCATGTCCATCTCCATACAATTTTGATAACTCATTTTATGAACTCTCATTGCATATCTGAAAAGATAAAATAATATATCAACATACTTATTGCTTTCTATTTCTTCATCTTCATAGCCATTTTCCATGTCATAATCATCAAAGGCGGAAGCTTCTTTCTCTATGCTCCCGCCTTTTATTTTTTTATTAAATTATCCATTTTCTTAGCTGTCTTGTTTCCTATGTGTTCATTTAACTTAATAAATGTAGGATATACATCTTCTAAATCCATACCATCTAATAACTGATCTACTGTAAACTTATCTCCATACATTTCACAAATATACTCGCACATTAAATCATAATGCTCTTGAGTATAAACTTCCTTTTCAGAAGCTTCATTCATTACATCCTGAATTTCTAACATTCTTTTAAAATGTCTTCCTCTCATCCTAACTGGTGAAAATTCCTTTTCTTTAACTTCTTCATTTTCAATAATTTCTAGTGTAATTTTCATAATAACCCTCCAAAACTAAAAACTAGGGCTTATTGCCCTAGAATAATTATTTTATTTTTTTATTATTCAGGGGATGAATATTCTTGAACTTTAGCAAACCAATCTGCAATTGCTTCTGATGCAGTAGTATCGGCTTCTAAAAGGTTTGATTCATCAACTTGAATAGCATATAAATTTTTCTTCTTACCATCTATAGTATCTTCTTTAGTTCTAGCATAAAAACTTCCTTTTAATCCTGCTGTTTGTGTTTTAACCTTATCTTCTTGTGTTTCATAATTCATATCTGGTCTTTCTAACTTGCCACAATAGTACCATGTAAATTCATATTTGCCATTTCTCTTTTTTGCTCTCCATCCTATAGCAATTTCTTTAGCTCCATCATCTGCAGCTTTTAATAAAAATCCATGTTTATATAAATTTTCAAATAGCATTGCATAATCTTGTGGGGCTAATGTATTAACAGAAAAATCTATTTCTGACCCTTCATATTGTTCAACTATTTCCTCTACATTATCATCACTATATACTTTTTCTTGTGTAAACTTATCAGTTACCTTTGCACTTAATGCTCTTGCTAATTTTTGTGGTTTTCCAGTAGTATAAGTTGTACCATTATTGGCTGTAACCTCTGCTACATATATATCTTTTAAACCACATAATCTACTTCTAACTATGTTCTTTACTTCTGACATATTAAATTACCTCCTCAACAAACTTAAATCTTAATGCCTTATGATGTATTTTAGTATTGGTTTCAAAGAAATCTTGTCCTCCATAATACCCAAAATCATTTTTAAGCATTAACTTTTTTACTTCTCTTTTTAGTTTCCATTCATCTTTTTTACTCCAAATGTCAACTTGTACTATATATGAAATCTCTTCCTCTTCATCATCTGAAATATTATTGCTATCATCATTTAATAAACAGAAAGTTATGTGAGTATCGTTAATATCTTTATCATACCAGCCTTGAACTACTGTGATACCTCTTAATGATATACTTTCTAATGCCTTTGCTATAACTTCAATAATATCCACTTTACTCACCTCTTACTTTAAATTTCTAATTAAAATTTTATATTCTTTTTCTACTACCTTGTTCATTTCTTCTTGACTTGCTTCTATTGTAGGATATAAAACAGGGTGTGGCTCCCTTGTTGTATTCCCCCATTCTTCCCATTGCATATAAGAATAAGGTTTATTTTTTGATTGATCCCACCCAACAGTAATAAATTTAACACCTTTAGTATTCTTAATTTTACTAATTTCAATATTATCTGCAGCATGTTGTCCTGTTTTCAATCCTTTAATACCACTTCTTTTTGGGTCTTTACTCCTATGAACTTTTGGCTTAAGATTTTTTTCAACAACTTTAGCACATTCCTTAATAATCTTTACATTAGCTTTGTCAATTTCTCTTTCGCTTGAAACACTTTCAAACTCTTTTATAAGTTCATCCAATCCATCAAACTTAATCCACATAACTATGTAACTCCATTAGATTTAATCATTACTACATCTTTAGAATTGTTTTTAAAGTCTATATAAAAAATTTCATACTTACAATTATCATATTCAACGTAGAATCTGGCTTCTTTCCTAACCATTTCTTCTCTCATTAATCTGATTTTATTGCAATATCTAGTTTCAAAGTTTAAAGCATTTTGAAACTTAATATTTATAGCTTCATATAATTCTTTCCCGTAGAAATCTTTAGGATTACACCAACATGAGAAATAATCTTCCTCTACTTCTTCATTTCTACCACTAACTATTTTCTTAGAAATTCTTTTTATTTTAATCCTGGTATTAAAGGATCTGCTCAAATTCTTTTTTAATTGATTGCTCATTGGTATCATTTTGTAACCTCAAATATTTAATTTGTAGCCTTATTAAATCACTAGAGAAATTTTCTTCAAAGTATTCTCCAGCATTATTATATGAATACCTTCCATACTCTAAAAGAATTTCCCTGGCTTCTTCATCTTCTTCATAATTTATATCAGCACCAACAATATTATTTATTTTGGCTATGCCTTTCTTAAGAATAGGACAAAGAAGATCTAAATCCTCTTCATCCTCTGTAATCCTAAGTCTTGCCTTAAGTTCTTCTAATATCATTATTTAGTTTTCTTAGTAGCCTTTAATTCTTCTACTGGTTCTTCTGTTGCAGATATATTTGCTAATATTTCACTATTGGCTTTTAATATTTCTGCATTTTGTGCTGATAAAATTCTTACCATTTCTAATAATTCATTTACTACTGGACTTTCTACTGCTCTTGCTGCCATAGGTGCTACTGCATCACTTCCTCTAGCTATTACTGGTGTAAAATCTGCAATATCATATAATATGAATGCATCATTATCCTTAGGCTTACCAGTTGCATATTGTTTGCATAAGTAAGTAGTTTCATCTTCTAAGAATTTATAGTGTTCTGAACTTTCAATCTTACCAGTTGAACCTACCCCCATGAAGTAATCTTTAGCCATACCAGCAACCATTTTCCCCTTAGACATAGCAACTGATTGAATTATTTTACCTGGTATAGGTAATACTCCATATACATAATTACCATTGGCTGTTAATACTGTTGTAGATGGGAATATCTTTTCCCAGTAATCAACTGGATTAACTATAATTAATACTTGTGGTACTGCTCTTTTACCATCTTTAGTTAATGGCGCCATTACTTTTGCCCCTAACGTTTCTGGCTTAAAATCAGGTAATACTACTGGTGTTTTATCTGGATAAACACCTTCAACAACTGAACCCTTTAAATTTTTAATCATTCCTATTGGTTGCTCCTTACCAGTACCAGCAATGATAGCTAATTCTAATGCAATTGCAATTGCTTCATATAGTACAGTTCTTACATATCTATCTAACCATTCTGGACCTAAGTCAAGCATTGATTTTGATACTGGCATATAAGCTGATAACTTATATAAATCTGTTTTTGTTTTCTCAAATCCATGCTCTAATTCCTTCTTAATAGTACCTGTAAGTGAACCCCACCATGCTCCTTCACAATCTGTTTTTCTAGTTATCCATTCTTGTGTTGATGTTGTATTTTCAAATTTAATTTCCTTAAGTAATGGATGATTTTGCTCTAAATCTTCAAATACTCTATCAAATACAGTAGTAGGTAATGTTGCATCTAAATCAGTAAATCCTCTTTTACTAATTGCTTCCTCATAATATGATCTTTCTTCTTGTGTTAATTGTGCTGCACCTCTTGAAGCTAAGATATTTCTATCATTAATTTCTCCCATTACTGAACTTCTAGCTTCATCTACTAAATTTGATTGCATTTCATTAGCCATTCTTGCTAATACATCTGCTACTGCACCTTCTTCATTTCTTTTTAAAGCTTCTACTAATTCATTTTTTAATTCTGCTTGTCTTAATTCCGCATTTTTCATTTTTGGCATTTTAATGTCCTCCTAAATTTAATTATTTTTTGGCATAAAAAAAGACGCTAGTAAATTAGCGTTTCTTGTTAATACATCATTATTATTATCATTTCTTTCTTCTGGATCTTTAGGCTTTGCTTCTTCTCTTAAATCTCTTATAGATAATTCACTTCTTGCTGATATTGTAGTATCTGCATAAGCTGGCATTGGAGTTGCTGTAACTTCAAATAAATCAACTTCTGTAATATCTCTATAGAAATTAGTGTAAGATTCATCCCACTTTGTTCTTTGGTTTGTAATTTTAAAACCAAATGAACATCCCTGAATTAATCCATTTCTAACATTCTCTAATAAATCATTACCATCAGTTGTGTTAGGTACTGTTAATTCAAATCTTAATCCTACTGAATCTTCTTCTAAGATTAAATTTGAACCTCTTCTACCTACAACCTTATTCCAGTCATGGTTTATTAACATAAAGATGTTATTAGTCTTTTCTCTTAAAGTCTTTGCAAATGCTCCAGGAGATACTTTTTCATAGAATTTATCACCCCATCTATCTGATAGTTGAGTGTAGTTTTCTGAAAATACTGCAGCATAACCTTCTATTTTTCTTTCCTCTTCATTTAATGATCTAATTTCTAAATTAACTGACCTTTGTTCCATATCTTTCATCATTTCTCACCTCCTTTCAATGACTTTTCTTGTTGTATTGCTTCAACACTTTGATAATTCTTAGTAACATACCTTTCTTTTGACCAATTAGTATTTAATGGCTCTCTTCCTAGCATCTTCAAGTTATCATCAATAGCATTAACACCAATTCTAAATAATACTTCTGCTGACTTTGATATCTTTTCTAAATCAACATTTCTTATTCTGCTAGTATTCATTTTTACATATGATTTTTTTAAGTAAGCATCTTTCCCATAATATTTTCTATTAAGTTCTGCTGTTATAAGCTTTGCTTTTGGATTAATACATTGCATTAAAAAATTATCAGTTATTCCATCAACTGTAGCTACATCACCTTTAGCAATACCAAGCGGTACACTAAATCCACTAGCAACCATTTCAAAGATATCATTTATTAAATTTTTAATATCTCTACTATCTTTAACTCCTGTATTATTCCCTTTTAACTCCTCATATGAATATCCATCTTGCAATGGTAATACTGCATTTTCAGAATTAAAGAATTTTTTAAACTTATCATTCATTAGGTCCTCATAAAACTCTCTATCTTTTTCATTGATTAAAGTTTTAACCCTTAAAATTCCTTTATTCCTATTGTTTCTTTTAAATCCTGACATTGCACTTCCTAAAAGTTGTGCATAATCAATAAATAATCCATTGATTATTTTCTTTACTTTTGTATCATGCAACTTAAAATAAAGTACCTCACTAGACTTAAAACCTCTTTTTAATCCTAAGTCTTTTACAACTACATTTGTAAAAGTATCTTCATAAAAAGCTGAATCTATTTTACTGAAAGATTTAGCTGGATATAAATAATCACCTTGCTGTATTACTAGACATTCATCATCATATACTAACCTTGTAATTACTTCTGACCAAAACTCTACAGCATTTTGATTAGGATTAGGCTCTACATTAAATAAATAATGATTAGGGCCTTTTATTTCTACTCCATTTTCAAATGTTTCAAATTCTGCCATTACTAAAGTATTGGCTATTGCTCTAATACAATTTTGTATTGCTAATTCTTTAAAAAATATAGTAGCTTTTAAAGTCTCTCCTACAACTACATCAGTTTTAGTAGTAAAAAACTTACCTAAGAAATCTCTAAACCACATTAATTCACCTCCTTTCTAGTATGAATAACAATCTAAATTCATAGGTCGGTAATATTGAGGTATTTCTTCATCCTTAGATAATGCATGCATAAATGCAAAAAAGCCATCCGTTTTCCTTAGGATTGGCTCTATCTTTAAAAATGTTTTATTCCCTTTTTTATCAGTTTCAACATACACATTATTTGTGTACCATCTCATCATAGGATCATCACCAAATATAATATCTTCATCTGCAAAAAGCTTCTCCATAAGTGGATGTATAAGTGCATGAGTAATAGGTCCACTTCTAACTGTTTCTAGTGGTAAACCATACTCATTAAATGCATCTTTTAAAATAGACTTTCTATAACTATCTGCATATATATTTAAAATATTATATTTTTCTGATTGCTCTATAAACCATTCTGCAATTTTCTTAGTATCAATTGAATCACTTTTTAAAACTGTACATAATCCCTTCTCTTTTGCTAACTCTATATCAAACTTTATTTGCCTTCCTGGCAACTCTAAAGCTTTATGACATATGAATGTATGATGTAACCAAATTCTTTTATTACCATTCTTAAATAATAATCCTACTCCTGCAAAATCTCTTATACTTGCATAGTCAATAGCACCTATACAACTCCATCCAGTTAAATCAGGTACTGGTTGATTAGTTGCCATTATCTTATCCCATTCAGCTATAACCATATAGCTTTCTTGACTTGGTAAATTCATTCTTTTAGTCATAAACTCAATCATTAATGAAGGTTGAGTTAAAGCTTCTTCATACTCTTGCTCCATAGTAATTCTTAAGTCATTAAAATATCTAATACTTGGATTAGCTTTTTCCCACATTTTAACGTTTTTAACTTCTTCTTTATTATCTAAATGATACAAAATAGGTAATATTCTTGATGTTGTATTTTCTCTATTTAAAATTGCTTTTGCTTTTTCTAAATAATCATCAAGCACACCACCTCTAACATATCCATTAGTAGTAATATAGAATGTTCTAGGATGCTTTTTCTTACCAAGTCCTGATAAAAATACTTTTAAAGTATCATACTTTTCATACTCATGTATTTCATCAAATACAACACATGCTGGTCTTAAACCATCTTTTGTTTTTGCATTTGAAGTATTGTACTTAATATATGATTTAGTCTTTTTAAATACTATTTCTTCTTTAGTGTATCTGAATGCCTTTTGTAATTTCTTATTATCATCAATTACATTATATACATCCTCAAAGCTTGTCTTTGCTTGCTTCTCACTATTAGCAACAATATCTACATTATATTCTTTAATACCATGAAAACTGGTAGTAAAGTAAAATGATAATGCTGCAATAAATCCATTCTTACCAGCACCACGCCCACACATTATTAAAAACTGATTCCATACTAATGATCCATCAGTATAATATGCATGAGTTAAACCTACTATAAACTTTTCCCAGGGTAATAGGTCAAAATCAAAGTATTGATTAATTTTTTCAATAGCTTTATCTATTTTTTCAGTATCTAAGTAAACATCTGGCTGTATTAACTTATCTTCTACCAAAGATATCATTTTTTTAATATCTTCATTAGTTTCAACTTGATTAGATTTAACTAAGAAAATATATTCATCAATAGAACTATGATATTTATAATTATTAGATATCATCGTCTTCATCTTCCTTAGTTTGTGGCGGTGCTTCTAAATTTAATTGGTCCAATATTTTTAACATCTGGTTATTAATTTTAACAAGATCCCCTGTTGAATCATTCTTTTTTAGTCCTTCTTGTTTTCCATTATGCCATTTTACATTTACTCCTCTTGTTTTGATATCTTGTATAAGTCTGTTTTTTATATCCCAAAACTCCATATAATCATCTATCAAATCTAAAAAAGTAATACTGTTAAAATCTCTCGCCTTAAATTGCAAAACTAAATCCGCTTTTATATCTTCTCTAAGCTTATTAATTTTACTTTGCACCTTAGTTTTATTGCACTCCTTTTTTGGTGTGCAGTTGCGGGTCCAACCATATCTTTTACGCCATGATTTAACTGTATTTTCAGATACATCATACTTTGATGCTATATCTTTATACTTCATGCCTGCAATATAGTCGTCATAAGCTTTTTCGTAGGTTTGTCTTTTGTCTAATTCACCCAAAATCTCACCCCCTAATTACTCTATGCAACTTGCAACCTCCAAAGGTTGCTACCCCCTCAAACACTTTTTTTTGAAAAAAATCTCCACTTCCAGGTAAAACCCCGACGAATGGCGGTCGCTTTTGAGGTCGTTTTTCTAAGTGGGGGGGTATCTAAAGTCGCCCACTACCAACGTTCCTCTATATTTATTACCTTCTTTTTTCTTGTCTTTAGTTTCTTCTCTGGATGTTGTACATTATGACAAGAGTTACATAAGCTTACAAGATTGGATAATTTCAACGCCAAGTCTGGTCTATCCTTAAGATGTTTAATGTGATGAACACAATCAGCCTTTCTCATTCTTCCTGCAGCCTTGCAATGTTGACACTCATTCTTATCTCTCTTAAGTGCATCTAACCTAGTAGACATCCACTCTTTAGACTTATAGAACAAATCTAACTTACCACTCAATAGTATCTCTAGTATTCTATTTACATCCATATTTACTCCTTAATTGTCTGACATTTTACATATACCTATATTCTGTTAAATTTTCTTTTCAATTTCTCTACTAATATAAGCACTTAATTTTTCTACATACAATTTAACGCCATACTTTTTATGTAAAATAATTAACTAAAAAAATAAAAAAAAGCTATCGTTTCTTCTTGAACGACAACCCATTAACCATACTATCTTTTGTATCCTGATTAATCCCTATATATCTTTTAGTTGTTGAAGGATCATCATGGTTTAACAATTCTTGTATAGCTACTACATCATGAGTATTTTGATATGTAAATGTCAATATATTTTTGTATAAAAAGTGGAAAATAATTATGTACAATAAT